ACCCCAATCACCAAAGGGCTTATCCTTCTCTTCTGGTCTCGTCTTCGGAGGATCAGCAGGACCAAAGGGCGATCCTGGGGACTGATCTCCTAGATGCGGAAGCGTCTTGGTCTCAGCCAGAGCAGCTTCAATCTCGTGAAGCTGAAGAGCCTCAGCCTTTAAGGCTCGGGCATCTTCGAGCATCTGCCCGAGATTTTCCTTCTCTTCTGGTGTGGCCTCAGTGCCCTTCTCGATGATGGCCTTCGCCTTCTCGAAGAGGATATCTGCCTGGGCCTTTTTATCTTTCCAACTCATTTTACTTTCTCCTTATAGATTTATATTAGAAGGTGGGTGGTCTAGCCGGCCCGGCCTATCCGATTAATGAAAGACCAAACATTTCTTGTTCTAGTTCTAGAGCTAACATCTCCATTTTTGTATCTACTTCTGGCTGCGTTTCTAGTTCGACGAATTCGTACTTTCCTACGATCCACGCGCTTGCTTCGGCAAACTCAGGAGGGCCTGTCTCAGGTAGGACATAGGAGACCTTGTACATAGCCCAAGCATCTAGGTCTTCTACAACGAGATAGGTATCAAATACCTCTTTAACGTTATAGCGATAACGATAGGAATCTAGTTCTGAAGGATTGAACTCGGCATGAAATCCTCTACGTACCTTATCGACAACGTCAGAGTAACTAAGATCCTTCTTATCTCCTTGTTCTTTAACCCAGGCGACAGCGTCTGCTTTTGACCACTTTGACTTATCGAAGATATAAGATTGTACCGTAGTAGAAGTCTCACCCTTAAGCTTTCCTACAATCGCTTTGATGCCCTTACCCTTAGCTCCTACAGTAATCGTCTTGAAAGAATCCTTCTCGAATAGAGAGGGATTCTTAACGCGAACGCGAATGACATTCTCTGACTCTTCAGGTTCTGGTTTCGCCTCTGAACCTCCAAGATCCTTCGCGTCAATTACTGCAGTGGCAGGATTCATCCCGAAGATAACTGGGCCGTACTCCCACAGCCGAAGTGTTCGAAGGTTCCTGACGCGTCTTCCCTTGGCTTCAGAGTAGTCAGAATCTAAGGTATCATAAGAAAAGGAAAACTCTGTAACTGCACCAGCAGCTATCCTAGCAAAGGCACCCTTACCTTCTGGAGTGTCCATTAGGAATTGCGTCTTAGCCAGTAGACCTCCAGTTGCTTCTGGGTATTTCTGAAGCACTTCTGCTGGAAGACCTCCACGCCCAATCTCCTTCAACTCTAGAGGGATACCAATAACACTTTCAGTCGTCCTTCGTTGATGCGAATCTAGAACTCGAATCTGGTCCTTACGTTCAGCAAGAGTTTTCGCGAAGCAACCAGGATGACAGATATCTCCCCCTAGGTCTAAAACCCCATAGACAGATATAAGATGTTCAACAATACCTAAGGCTGCATCTGTAGCCAGGGGCTCAAACTTGAAGCTTTTATATTCAGAAGGCTGTATGACTGGTAGAGTCATCTGGATTCTCCTTGAACTCAGTAGGACCTACATGAGTCTCTAATCTAACTGGCTCTTCGCCAGATTGTAGTTTTCTAAGACATTCAGTACAAATATGAATAGGCGGATGCCCTGGAATAGTCCAAGTTGCGAGCTGATTACAATCTCGTCTGTAACAAACTATATTACGCATAAGCTCTCCTACACGTTTCACAGATAAGAACCTTCTGATCAGGCAGAAGCTTTAACCCTGTTCCACAATCCTCACAGATTAGCGAACGCATACCCCAGCCCTGAACCGGGTTTGCTCTAGGTCCTTGATCTCCTGCTTCAGGTCCCTTGCCACCAAAGGGTTCGTCTCCCCCTGGAATAGCCCCAATCCGTAACCCTACTCCAAAGGTTGCCTGATTTGCCGGAACTCCCATCTGCCAGAGGGAGTAGGCGGCATTTACGATAACAGGAAGATCCTTTTGTAGAGCTGGAACCTGAGTCAGATCAAACTTTACGAAGGCATCCTGCGTATTTAGGTGTCGTTGATACTCGACCTCAAATAATCTTAGCTCTGGTACAAGAGTATCTTCCCATACTGCCTTTCTTGCACCCTCATAGTTTGAATAGGTCGAACGTTCTAAGCCTACACGGCTACCTATAAGAATAGGTGGCACACCAAAGGGCCCAAGAATACGACACTCGTTGCGAGCGTCTAACTCATTAAAGCCCATCTCATCAAAGGTAAGTCCTGTCCGCTCATATTTCCCGCCCCTATCTAGAACGCCAGTACCCCACTTCTTATAGCCCCCATACTTCTTTTCCCAGCGTTCTAAGATTGTATCTACTACATCTTCTTTTAAGGGCTGATCGAACGAAAGTACACCTGTTAGCATAGCTCCATGCTGGAAGAAGAGGTTAAGAAAGTTCGTAACCATATTATCTACATCTGCTGATTGAGCCGCAGAGCTCAACGGAGACAACCCGTAACCCATACCTTCTAAAGGATCACCAGGATATGGAAGCTTGATATGAATTATATCTTCTACGAGCATCGGATGACCTGTCCCCCCTCCCTCGGGCTTATATAGAAAGTGATCTATGGTAGCCTTCTTATCATCCGTTGGTACAATGTATACCCTATCAGGTCTAAGAGAATACAGAGCCGTACGGCCAGTGTCTAGATTCTTATATTTGTAGATGAACACGTTACCATCTAGATTAAGATACACTACGTTCTGCGAGTGGAACTCTGTCCAGGACTGATGTTCGTTAGGTTGTGCTACTAGCTGAGCTAGAGGAGCCGTTGAAGGTAAGGAAGTAGGATAGTCAGGATCACCCGAATACGCACGAAGCGGAGCAGTAATAACTGCTCTAGCCTTATACATAATCGCAGAGTAGATTAGTGAGTTAGACGAGAACCCTTCGTCCACATAGGATTGGAAGTCAACTAGATGCCAGAGAGGTTGCAACTGCCTAAACTTAGGCCAGGGCCACGGAAGCTGTTTAGCTCCGCCAGAGGGATAGCCATCTTTAAATACGCCTATAGCAGCTTGAGCTCTCTGTATCAGTGATGGTTTACTCACTTGAAAAATACTCCTGTGACTTCCTCAAAATTAGCAAGAACTACCGCGTCACCCTTACCTGGGCTGCGACCTAGTCTCTTACGTATGTCCTTCTTAGGTTCAACTAGGATCCCTCTAGCAGTCATAACCCAGCGGGGTGCTACAAGATCTGCAAATAGCTCATCACCAGGTGGGATAGCTAGATCATCCCCGTCTAGAGGATCAAGAGCCTCTCGCATCCTCCAGTAGGCCTCAGCTCGCACATTCGCAAAGTTAAGCTGCCCTGTCTTCTCCATAGCTTTCGTTCCAGCTCCAAAGTTAACAGGAACTACTGAGAAGCCGTCAACTACAAGAATATCAGAAACGCTCGCACCTACTCCAATTACATCTATGTTGATCTGCGCATCCAAATCTTCGCCTAGGGCTGCGACGACTAGGGCTGCACCAGTAGGCCCATCAGGAACACCTGTACCAGGATAGGATAGAAGTTCACAGTAGTAGTTCACAATCCTAGGAGCTAACTCCATAGCGTCCGTACCACCACGAGAAGGATCGACTCCCATTCTCGTAATAGGTTCATCTGGACGTTCCCTATCACGCCACCTCCGATTAGCCAGTCTAAGCCACTCGGTAGGAATAACCTGTTGAGGTGCATCAGGTTTACGGATATGAAAGTCACCATCAAGCAGCTGTGATCTCAGAGGCTCTGGAAGCCCCTGCAAGACCGCACGATAATTAGTATCGCTAAGAAAAGGATTATCACTTAGCTTCGAAGGAATGAACGTCCTGCTTAAGGGAGTGATCATCTGTCCTTCATACTCGAAGGGATCCCCATTAGGGCACTCAATATCCTTACCTTCAATAGAAGCAAACCACCGAAGTTCTCCTGGCTCAGCAGGATTTGAATGCTCTTCTGAAAGCCAAGGAGCCCAGTAACGAATAACCCACTCACCTTCTACATGTGTCGGAGGGTTACCAGCACATACAACTCGGCAACGTTGCTCTGGATTAGTGCTTCGATTCCAAGCAATTAGGAATCTAAACACTGATTCTGGAAAGTCGCAAACCTCATCAAAGGCCTTAAGGTCATGAGGACGACCCTTATACTTCTCTCGAAACTTCTCGTGCTGGACTGCACCAAACTCTAAAGTGCGTCCGCCAGGTATACCTACCCAGCGAGACGAAGTTTGATTATAGCGAGCTTTAGTTGATCCTAATATCTCGGTGCTACGATCTATCATCTCCCGAAGCTGTACATACTCCCTACGAAAGATGATTGACTTCTTATGTGCAGTTACGGCTAACCCCAACAAGAGATCCGATTTCCCGCCTCCAGCTGCGCCGCCGTAGTACAGAATATCTGCTTCACTCGCATACGCAAGAATCTGTGGAACATTGTCTGGATGAGGCATCCAGAGTAATGAGTCCATTAGAAGCCTATCGACAAGAGACTTCTCAGTTGGTGTCAGGTATGCTAGAGCTGCTTGTAAATCAAACATCTATAATATCAGCTTCCTGACGAGCCAGCACAGCTTCAAGCAGAGCCTGGATTGCTCGAACTCTTTCGCTATCTTCGAAGCCCTTATCTGACTGCAAATCAATTTCGGCTTCGATCCTCTGAATAGGTGTACCCATAAGATAGTTACCCAGCCAGATACGAGCGTGTCGATCTCCTGTCTTAGCTTGTTCAATCGCTTTATCGCAGATCGCAGCCCACTCATCAGGAGTTACTCTAGCTGATAGCTCTCGAAGATATTTAAGCTTCTGTACTTCCTGAGTTTTCTTACGTGTAGAAGCTACAAAACTACCAGAAGAAACAGGGCCAGCAGGATCTAGGGCTTCAGCATTGGCTTCTAGCTCTTTACGCACTGCTAGAGGCTGCCAGCCTTCAGTAGCCTCCTTCTTGTTGAAGTACCATCGCCCTGCAATCTGAAGGCTGCCAGGAATACTTCCGCGTCTAGCAGCCATTAGGACTACGTGGCGAGTTACCTTCCAGTAATCTGCTAGCTCTTTAGCAGAGCAATAATCTTCTGGTTTTAGCTGCTCAGCCTCTTCGAGAGTGATCTCCTCAAGAGGTTCCCTGGGACTTCTTGGCATTATTTATCCTTGCACTTACGACAACGCAGGTCAGAAGAGATCTTATCTGAGAAGAAAAAGCCTATGATAAGTCCGAAGGCTAGAGAGAACCACTCAGGTAAGGTAATACCAGCTATAACACAATAGCAGGCTGTAAGAACGAGACAGGCCGCTATCAAACCCGAAGTGATAGTACTTTGTTCTAGCAGTTTCCAGAAGGTATCCATTAGTCTCCTAGGATTTGAAGCATCTGCTGAATGAGGTATACGTCAGAGTATTCCGAGAGGCTAGGAATCTCCTCTCGGATTGCGCGTAGAGTAAGACCTTCTAACACTAAGGTTTTGAAGCTATCAGGTAAATTTGTATCTACCATCTTA